CATGCTCCAGGAATGCCGATGCGAACTGCGAAGAGACGTCAGCGTTGCGTGTGGCGGCGATCGCCGACGTCCTCGCCTTCATGTCGTCTCCAGCCTTGCGAGACAGGGCCTCGATGCCAGCCCGAGCGTCGACTGTCTGCTGCCGGAGTTTTCCCTTCAGCGGTTCGTTCTGTCCCGGCCGCGGCTTCGGCGGGTTGACGATCTCGTCCCACTGCTTTTTCAGAGGAGTACGCGGGTCTGGGGGAGCGAAGATGCGTCCCTGGACTGGGGCTTGCTGGACGGAGAGGCGTTCCGATTTATCACCGGATCCACGCATCGTTATCACGTCGTCAGAGTTGATCTCTTCGGACGTCATAGGAGATTTCTTGGCTCGTTCTTCGGGAGTGTACTTCTGACGTGCCTGAACGTCACGAGCTTCAATCTCACCAGCAATATTCTTGTAGGCGTCGAATGCCAGCCCGCTGCTCTTGATGACCTTTTTCAGTGCCTCTGGATCGCCTGATCGTATGTCGGCAACTTCCTTCTGTAGTTGAAGGAACCTATTCTCGCTTCTCTTCACCGTCTCAGGGCTGGCATCCTCGACGGCACGAAGGAACATCGCCTCCTCAAAGGTTCTGAATCCATTGCTGTCATTCCCAGATATCTTCTTGGCCAGTGCTGATCTGGCTTGATTGGCCGTGTTGTAGGCCTCAAACCAAGCGGCCTTATCCGCGTCTGAACCGGTAGCATCCTTTTTGATCGATGCAGCCTGCTGGTCCGCTTCAAGCCTCTTTAGAGCGTCAATATCAGACCTGTACTGCGATGAAACATCGAGAGCCCTCTTGGCCGTCTCCAACTCTGTGGCCGCCCTATCCAACGACTCTACTTTCTTGTTCAGCGCCTTCCCGGCTACCTGCATGAGTTTTTCTGGACTCAGCGAGTTCACCGCACTATTTTCGTTTCCCCCAACGGCGAAACCCTCTTTCTCTTGAATCCAGTGCTGGACCTCATGGAGCATCGTGCTGGCCGGATCTTTGGCGTATGGGGTGATCGACAGTGTATTGGACTCAGGGTTGAATGACCCCTGCAGGCTACCGAAAAAGTCGAACAGGCCGGCGCGCTTCACAACCTTCACGTTCTTCAGTTCGGGGTACGCTTTGAACAATTCAGGATGGTCGAGCACTTTGTCCAGCGTGATCTCGCTTTGCTTGGAGAACATCTTCGACTCAGGCAGAGATTCGAACTCTGGCGTCAGCTTCGCCTCGTGGTCCGTGACTTCACGCTTCCACATATTGTCGTATGGAGACTTGAACCATCCGGTCTTGAGCCGGATTTCGTCCGCCGGCTTGCCAGCTTCATCCATCTGCTTGGCCGCTTCCAGTGACTGTGACACGCGAGGATCTTCGCTGACCGCCTTCTGGCCGACATAGCTCTCTCTGTCCGAATCTACGTACCCTTCGTTCTCGTCCTCCTGAAAGATCGTCTCGATGTCCGGATTGACGTCAGACTTCGTCGCCCCGTCAAAGTTACGCCTGCCGATTTCTCCAGACTGGAATGCCGCGGCGACCTGCTCCGGCGATTGCATCCCCTTGGACTTGAAGAATCCTCCCATCTTGCCGAGTAGGCCCATCTTCTCGGTGGCGATCCTGCCGGCGGTCCCACCGATGCGCTGCTCGCCCGTGACGTGCCGCTCCAGGGCCCGCGCGATGGCTTCCTCTTGGATCAGGTCGGGCTGGTTTCCGTACTTCTGGTTATAGTAGGTTCGCTCGTCGTCGGAGAGGATCGCGTTGGGATTCAGCGCGGCCTTCAGGATGTTCCACTCGGTATCGTTGAACAGCCCAAGCGCCTTGAACCCGTGGACGATCTCGTGGTTCAGCGTGCCTTTCAGGTCACGAGCATTCTTCAGCGACAGGTCGATGATCTGGTTCGCGTACTTTCCAGCGATCACGCCGTCGCCGCCTTCGTTTGAAATCTCGTCCACCAACTTGATAGCGAAGATGTCGTCGGCGCCGGCTTCCTGAAGCGCGGTGAACAGTTCGTACGGAAGCGGGTCAGACTTGATGTTCGCGGCTATTGAGGCGACGGTGTCGGGGCGCGCGGATGGCCGGTCGGCGCGGCTGAACATCGAGTCCTGACGCTCATCTGGTCCAGTTGGTGCCGGAGCCTCTTCCTGCACCAGCGAGAATGGAACTTCGGCCAGCGGACGGTTGCGGTCGTTCCTCGCAGCGATCTGCGACTCGCGAGCCTCCATGTCGGTGACCAACGTTTCCTGGGGAGCGCCGGAGGAGCGGTCTACAGTTCCGAGCCTACTGTTCGCTTGAACTCCTGGAGCACTCGGCTGATTTGCTCCGGCGTCAACTTGCCGTACACCTGGGCGGGGGAGGCGCTTGGATACGTATTTGCGGATGGCGTCATAGGTTGATTCTTTGACGACGGCTGGCTTTTCTCCACTTGCAATCCTTTCGGCTCCGCTTCTCAAGAGATTCGATACGTCTCCAGAGAACTCGCTTTCCTTATTGTATACAGCCAGCGCTTCTTTGGCCTGGTCTGCTATTTCCTTATTCGCACCAGCCTTGATGTCGTTTCCAACAGAACTAAGGCGCTTGGCTGCATCCTCGTTCCCGACCGCTCCGAACAAACGGTCCTCTTGCCGAAGACGCTGCTGAATGTAGTTCGATAACTGGGCAGTCTCATAGATCAAACTGGGCGCTTCGTCGACATTCACCTCTCCAAATAAATTCGGCTGTTCATCGCCAGCTTTTGGCGGTGGCATCTCTGCCTTCCGGCCATTGGCTAGACGGATGATCTCTTTAAGTTCAGCATCCGTGGCTTTCTTCTGATCGGCGAGTTTCAACACCGACTTCTGGTCGTCGTAACTGTTGAGGCCTTCGCCGATGATGGATGCTCTGTTCAGTGATACATTGCCGTGAATCACGTCATCAAACAACGACGGTGCGAGATTGGCCAATGCCGCCCCTTGTTTGGCCACGGCACCTTTGACAGCGATACCCTTCTCAGCAAGGTCTCCTATCGTCATCCCGGTGTCACGCATGAACTTCGCTGCGTCGATGGCGCTACCTTTACCCTCACGGATATTTTGCAGTGCTCCATGCGCTCGCGCTTCCTGTGCTGTCGCCGCGTCGATGTACTTCACGCCGACATCCGGGACACCAAGACGTCGAGCCAGGTCATAGCGGTGGTGTCCATTGACCACATATGTCTTCCCGTTGGCCGGATCCTTCCAGACAAAGATCGTTCCAGCCGCGTTGTCGTCCCACTTGCTGACGTCCTTCAACTCCTCTGTGACACCAGACTGGCCTATATTGTCGACCTTGTACTGGAACCTCTGCGGGTCGAGATTCAGGAAATCAGTGCGCGCTCTCAGCTTCCCTTTGTCCTGCCACGTCCCTTCCGGGGTATCGACCGGCGCAGGCGCCGCAGCCTCCAAGGCACTGGGCGGCGCAGCAACTTCGGGTGAAAGCGGGGCGTTGGACTCCTGTGATGATTTGACCTCCGCCACCGGGGCCGCGACGTCGACTGGTTTCGGCTGGACCACCTCCTTTCTCGGCCCCGGTGGAAGTGCGGGAGACAAAGGCAATTGGCCCTGCGCTGACATCGGCTGAACCGGATCGGCCGCGCGCCGTATCGGAGTCGGCTGACGCGATGGGTCAACGACGGTGCCTTCGTCGGTTAGCGCCATGGATGGCAGTCCGGCAGTGACTGGAGGTACAGGAATTCCCGGCGTCGGCCGCTTCGGCCGCATTAGGTCAGCTACAACGTCCTGCCCTTGTTGCGCTGGAATAAACGGATCTGGCTCACCTTCTAGGATCTGGTCGAGAAGCGGGCGAGTTCCTCCAACTTGAGCCTGAATCGATCCGTCGTCATTCAACCGGACCGGCGGCGCGTCATCCGGAATGGCTTTGGGGATCCCGGGAACTGGCCTCTCCGGCGACTCCGGTGCCAGATCAATCGGCTGCGACATGAACTCGATCACCTGCTCGTCGGACATCCCCTTCGTGCGCAGTTCCTCGTAGGTCTTGTCGAGGTGCATGCCACGGGTCGCATCCAAGTCCTTCATCGGCTTGCCGTAAACATTGTCCGACAAGATGTCCAGGATGTCGTTACGCCGCTTCCTAGCCGCCTCGACGAACTTGATCTCAGCCTGTCCGTCGTCTCCAGCGCGAACGCTTATGGCCGGATCGAATCCAGGTTCGACTTCTGGAGCTGTCTGGCGCGCTCTTACCGCCCGAGCCTTTCGACCAGAAATGGCGCGAGAAGTACGCCTGAGCAACATCTGCTGAAGGACTTCCAGTCCTCCGTCAGCCCCGCCACCAGCGATGGCGTTTTCCATCACTCCTTCCGCTAGATCCTGTTCGGGGTTGTATACCTGCTGCTTTACTACGTTTGATCCCAATTGCTGGCCAGCTTCAGTCGCGGCTCCAGTCGCGGCGGATAGAAGCGTCTCTCCGGCCCGACTCGCCAAAGACCTGGCTGCTTCTTTTTCAGCGACGTTCAATACCTGAGATTTTGCCATCCCAGGAACAAACCGTCCTAACCGACCAATATTGATCGTGTCCAACAGGGCCAGTGGTGTATTCGCCATAGCGGCGAGTTGCGCATCTTCTGGAGATATATTCATCCCAGCCTTGCGCTTCTCTTCGACATCAAGATCGGATTGCGATGCCAGTTGCAGCGCTCCAATGCCAGTACCGACTGCTTTTGGAGCGGCAGAGGCCCATCCACCACCGATTAAAGATGCGATTTGCCCTGCGATCTCTCCCGCCTGCCTGCCAACAATTGGGGCCCCGGATTCATTTCTTTGATCGGCTGGAACATCGGTCAGATACTTGGAAACAGGGTTATTCCGGATAGCGGAAGCGGCATCGCTTAGCGCCGGCTTCAACCACGGAGCGATAGCGCGGTAGGTGGCAGATCCAGGTCCACCAGGTTCGTCATCGTAATTCGCTTCAGGCATCAACGCGGAAATCCCGCCAGGAATGTCGGCGAAAGTGTTGATCACTCCAGGCAAAAGTCCGGATAATCCACCGGCAACCTGCCGTCCTCCTTCAGAGATAGCGCCCATGAAAGCAGACTGCTTTGGTTGCTCGACTGGAGTATCGACTACGGTAGCAGTCTCGCTGGCAGCTTTTTGAGCATCCAGGAGTTCCCATATTTGCTCATCCGTAGCACCATCTGGAACGTCGATATAGCCGTACCCGCGGTAAAATTTTCGCTTTGCCATTGGCTACCTGAAAAGGTCAGATCGATTCACAAGGCCACGAAGGCCGTTGATTTTTGGAGCAGTTCCGGATGCTGGCTGTTGCCGTTGCGGGCGAGGAGGAGGGTCTGCGACTTCTACCCCTCGCGCCCGTGCGATGTCCTCGTTTAATTGCATCCGTAGACCGTCATTAGCCTTCCGTAGTTGAGCAACCCTGCCAACTTTCTTAGCTTTTATTGTCGGGTCCATTTCATTCGCCACGTCACGCTGGAGTTCGATGATCTCACGTTCGATCCCGGAGATTTGCTGGACAGTGGCGTTAATCGTCATGGCATGATTTTGCTTGTCATCGTCCCGTTGGCGCATTCCGGCTACTCTCACCTGCGCGGCGATTTGCTTGTCAGACATAGCATTTCGGCTGTCACGATCCTGACGGTTCTCATCCGCTGTCGCCTTAAACCGAACGTCATCCCGCGCGGCCGCCGCTTTATCGCGCGCATCTTGATTCCGCTCGTAGCGGTCTTGCGTGCGGTCGTTGCGCTCAGTTTCCTGTTTCTCTTTCCACTGCGCTCTCTCGGTCGCAGTAAGAGACTGCATGTTGGCGTTGTTGTTGTGCTGCTCTTGGGCCCAGACGGAACGAGCATCCGAAACAGCTTGGTCATCACGTCTCTGCCTTGCTTCTGCAACGCCCATGCGCTGCTTCATGAGCGAGTCGGCACGTTCCAGGTTGGCATCGCGCTGTTTGCTGTAGCCGTGCAGCGCGGCAAGCCCACCTTCGCCAACGGCTCCGGCGAAGTCCGGTCGCTTTGACGCCGCCATTGCCAGACCGAGGTTCATCAGGATCTCGCCAATTTTCGGCTTCTTCCCTCTGGCGTCTTTTTCCTGCGATGCAAGAAGATCGGCGTATTCTTTCAGCCCATCCGGGGCACGTTGCCCGTCAGTCTCTTCTTTAACTGCTTTCAGTGATCGAGTTGGGAATTTCTTCGCCAGTTGCTCTTGAGTCGCTGGAGGCTCTCCCGCATACGAGCCAAACGGCGCGGCGGCCGGATACTGCGGGTTGGCCATCGCTGGATCCACCGGTGGCATCCCGCCAAGTCCCGTCATGCTGCCCCATAAGCCAGCCAAGCCATTCCCCTGTGGTGCCTGCTCAAGCAGCGAAGCCAGCCCACCGCCAGCCAGCCGCATCGAAGGCGCTCCCGGCATACCAGCCTGCGGCATCGGTTGCGCCATCTGCTGCTGTGGGTTCTGCGCTGGCTGTTGCATCTGCGGCGCCGGGTTGAACTTCTCGCGCATCTCCTCGGCCACGGTCTTCTGCTGAACGGGGTCACCGGTGGCGCGAGACGAGTTACGCATGGCCTCACGGCGTTGCATCTCCGCCAATACGAGGAATGGCGGGAAGACGGTCGGGTTCTGCTGCATCGGTCCGAGGACAGCGTCGGGGATGAGTTTGATCTGTTCGGCTTGCTGGACGAGGTTCATTTCGCGCTCCAATTACCAGCCTTCTGCTTCTTCATGTTGACCACTTTAGGCGCTCGCACCATGCCGCCCTTCTTCTTGTTCAGGTACGAACTGACAGCACCAAGGCCCGCGGTCGCCAACCCGCCTATCTGCGAAACTGGGTTCGTCCGGTTGAACTGAACCTGTTCCTGATTGTAGACCTGTGGCGTGCTGTTGTAGATCCCGGAGAGCCAGTTTAGTTTCTGGTACGGGTCGTTCCGCTGGTTGATGAAGTCCTGGTAGGCCATGTCGAGCTCAGACTGCGTCCTGGCGTCAACAGTGGCGCCGGCGCCCATCTGCTGCTGCAGCCGCTGGAACTCGGTGGCCTGAGCGAGACGCTGCAGGTCAGCGCGGGACTGGCCGATCGTGTTCGCCGCCAGCGCTGAGTTGGTCTGCTGGCCCATGGCATTGAGGCGGTTTGTGACGTTACCCTGCGCGGCCTGCTGTTGGAGTTGATCCTCGCGCGCCGCGGCATCAAGCAACGCCTGGTTCTGCGCGAGCCGAGTTTGCTGGTTTGCCTGTGCCGCCGTTAGCCCGCTCGTGCGAGCGAGTTGCTGCGTCTGCTGGGCCGCGTTGAGATTCGCCTCTCCAGCCCGAAGGCCGGCCGCCTGATTCGACTTCGAAGCGTCGAGAGCCTGATTCGCCCCTAACTCCTGAACTCCGAGTGCCGCGCCGAGGTTCGTCTTGTTCGCGTCCTGAAGCACGCCTTGATTGGCCAATTCGGCCTGCAGATTGACGGCTTGGTTCTTCGTCGCCGCGTCCATGTATGCGTTCTGGTTCGCGATATTGGCGCTCTGCCCGAGCGTGGCGCCGAGGTTCTGGGATTGCAGCCACGACTGCAGGTTGGCCAGCGTGACGCCCTGATCCTTGGCTTGATTCGCGATGTCTCCCTTGAACCGGCTGTCGGCGTTGTAGGTGTCGGCCCCCATCTTCGCCGCGCGGTCCCGTTCAAACTGCGCCTGAGCGTTCTCGAACGCTGCCTGCTGTCCCTCGGCCGTGATTCGATCCTTCTGGTTCAGCATATCCCGCTCGGCGAGCGAGTCAGCCACTGCCTGACGAGAGCCACCGAAGGCGCCCGCACGGACCGCTGCCGCCTGCCTGGTGGCGTTCTGTTCCCTGTACGCCTGCTCGGCATCGCGGCGCCGCACGTCGTTCACAGCTTTCTGGTAAGGCGACATGTAGGCGTCGGCTACGCCCGGGTCAAGGAATGTCCCGGTGCCGATTTGACCTCCCTGCACATCCCGAACGCTGTTTGAGTCCGCGGTGATCCTGTCGACATTCTGCCCTGCAATATAAGTAGGATCGATACTAGACTTGGACATATCCAGAAGCCGCGGTCCCTCCATCTGGTAGGAGGTCAACTGCGACGGAGACACTCCCATCGGCGCGTCCAGTTGGCTGGCCGTGAGTTGGCCGAGAGAAATGTCTCCAGCCATGAATCGAGTCGGATCATTGCGGATCCCGTTCAGTGTGTTCTGGAACGTCGATGTGAGAGGAGACTCGTAACTGGCATCCCCAGACCGGCGGCTGGCGTCGAGAGCGAGTTGGCCGGCGGAGTTGAAGGTGTCGTTGGCGATGCCGTAGTTGGTGGTCGCGTTGCCTTGATCGTCTCGGCCGGCTTCGATATTCCCGTACTTATCGAATGCGGAAGGGATGGCGCTGTACCCAGAGAGAGCGTTGCGGGACAGGTCACTGATCTGGGGAACCGACTCCATCACAGGAGCACCGGTCACTGGGTCAACTCTCGGTTTACCAGACGCATCCACCGCCTGTCGCTGATACGATGTCCCGAAATTACCGCCGTTCTCCAAAGTACGAGGCCCATCGAAGGCGATGTAGTCTTGCAGCGCATCGAAAGACGGGGTTAGCGACTGCGGCAGACCAGTAGTGCCGGTCGTCGTCGTGGTCGTCGCTTCGATGGACTTGTTCACCGGTGCCGTTCCAGAGCTTGCCGGAGGAGGTAGAACCTGTTGCACCGCAGGTTGCATCGGGGTCGGATTAGGAGCAGGCGGAGGTGCGGTTACCTGCTGAACAGCCGGTTGCGGTTGGACCGGATTTGGAGCGGCCGTGGGAGGGAAGACCTGCTGTACGGCCGGCTGCATTGTAGGCGGAGTCATAGGGCTGATTCGGTTGCCTAAGAACGGATTGACCGTAGGAGGGTTGTATGCGGTGTTGGTATCGACTGGACCAAACTGGCTATTGGTCGGTTTCGCTGCCCCGCCGGTTACCGTGTTCCCAGCGAATGGATTGGCCGCCGGTGCCGGCTGGTTGTCATCTCCAGATCCAGACATGAACGGATTCACTGTCGGCGGGTTATAGAGGCTGTTCGATTCAGGATTCGATCCAGTCATGTACCCGGCCGCCGCCCGAACAACGCCTCCCTTCTTGAACCCAGGAGTTCCGCCAAGAGAACGAATCTCATCGCGAATCTGAGACAGCCGCAATTGCAATTGGCCCGGGTCATCCTTGAACCGAGTGTAAGCGTCATTCACGAGCCCAGCGTTCTGGAATGCCTCGCCGCCGCTGTAGAGCGTGGCCTGCGACGGAGGACCGATCGGACCACCGGTGTTGGTGTAAGCGACCTGCGCTCCCATATTTCGAGCGAGGTTCTGAGCCACCTCGTCGTCGGCGTACTGAGCGGGGTTGTACCCCATGTTGGCGGCCTGTGCAGCCCCGGCAAAGTTGGCTGGTTTATTTCCGAGGAACTGAGCAGTAGCAGGCTGCGTAGACGGCTGACCAGGGATCAATTGGCTTCCCGTTTGCGGAGGCGCAGTCGGATGTCCACCAGGAATCGGGATGCCTGTGGTTGGAGGCTTTACCGGGTTTGGATTTCCAGGAGTCAGTGTCCCGGACGGAGGAGTAACGATCACTCCACCGGGCCCAGCAGTCGACGGAGGAGTCACGGCCGGCGGAGTCGGCGTCGGTGGCTTCTGCGTTCCCGTGCCGATCTGAGTGGGGATGTTCGGCGTTGGGCTGACGTTCACTCCTCTATATGTCCCGCCGAAAGGAGTACCGCCAGGGTTGAGCCACACGTCAGAACCGGTCGGTGCGGCACCATTCGCCAGAAGCGCTTCCTCGATTGCTTTGGCCGCGTCGGCAAGGCGAGTGCTGCCGCCGGCGGCATAGCGGACGGTCCCACCACTGGCATACTGGATCCGATTGGAGCGCAACGCTTCCTCGATCGCCGCGGCGCCACGCGCGAGTTGCGAGCCGTTGGTGGACGTTGACGGTGGAGGAGTGATCGAGTTTTGGCCAGCGTACTGGTCGACTGGAATTTGATCGGTTGGGGTGGTAGGATTGCCACCAGTCGGAGGCGCGGCGGTACCCTTCCCGCCCATAATATTCATGCCGGGGTACTGCTGCAGATACTCCGGCTTCATCACCATGCCGGTGGCTGCGTTCATCAGCGCTAGCCAGTATGGCTTTTTCCACTCTGGAATGTCTTGGATCGATACGGTCGAAGCTGATTCAGCCATGGTTACCTCGGCAACACCTTGTCACTAATCTTCCCGGGCTGCTTGCTCGTCCCGGTTCGCTCCTGCCTAACGCGGCGCATCATGGCGTGCAACTTTCTGGCGCCGGCTTCACTGCTCCCATCCCCGAGTCCACTCACGACGTCAGCCGGAAGGACAAACTCGTCGTTCGACAGCAGCACCTTCTGGTTCCCCAGTTGCGCGCTCACCATGTCGTCCAGGCCAGCTCCGGGACCCTTTACCATACCGCCGCCGGCGAGATTCTGGAACGCCTCTTCGCCGTAGGTTTCGATGAACTTCGACAGGTCAGCATGCGGGTCTTGGCTGTTTCCCTGCATCGCGGCCATGGCGTTCTGCAGCACTTGCCGAGCCTGCGCTTCTTCCGGCTCCATCATTCCGCCGCCGGCGTAGCGGGGCGGAGATTCGTCCAAGTTCCCCATCAGCGACTGGATCCCTTGCGACATCGGCCGCGGAGCGCCGTATGAGATCAACTGCTGCTCTCTGCCACCTGGGCGATACATATACGGATTGATGTTGGCGGAGATGATCGGCACGCCGGGGTTCTTGGCCGCCTCAGCCGCGTCTCGCTTCGCGATGTACTCGCCAGCCTCGGAAGGCTTGTCTTCCTTTTTCTTGGTTGGCACCACGCTGGAGATCCCAGTACCAATGGCGGCCGGAATCAAGAACGGCGAGATCGCCGGGAACGCGAGAGATGCCCCAACCATGCCGATGGATGCCAGCAACTTCTTCCACGAGAACGCTTCCGGCAACCCCGTCTGCGGGTTCACCGTCGTCTGCCCCAGCATTGCTTCCAGTTTCGCGAGTTCACCCGGCTGAATGTGCATCAGCATCGAGTCGCCACGGCGCCCCTTGTCAGCGATCTTCGAGGCCAAGCTCTTTAAGCCAGCCATATTTCACCTCACGTTTATGGCCCGAACGTCACAGTCCCGAGATGCACCCGGACTTTGAACGACGGGGCGAATACATCCGATTCCCGTACAAATCTCAAGTAACCGTCTGCATCGCCATAAACGCCGCCTACTTGAAGGCCGTATCCACTCCCTGCTATGACGATGAACTGCAGTGAGGAGCAAACAACGTCTCCAGGGTTGAACACGTTGTTTACGAGTTCATTATAACCCTGAACGATCCGCATGACATTCTCTCGCGTCGGCTCAAAAGATGGGAGCTTGAGAGGAGAGATTGGACGTTTGAGGTTCATGACGGTGGGGCCCCATCATGGAGGTCTGCACCACTCTCAAACATTTCCCTTCCATCAAAGGCGTTGTGGATTACGAGAGTCCCGTTTTCATCTTTCTGTACGCGAGGGTTGCAGTGGCATGTCTCGCCAGATTCCTCGTGTAGCCTGATGTCGTTTATTGGAAGCACATGTAACGCCATCATGTCTTCCCTCCATCCGGCTGAATGTCCACGCGAGTGGTCCCGAGCCTGATACCCATATTCTGCTGTCCACCTTCAACGCGCAACGCAAACTGCCGTCCGCGGACTCTGACGTTCTTCTGAGTGGTTCCGACGCCAACCGTCGACGTGTACCCGGTCGTGAAGTCCTCGCCAGGGTAGTTGCGCCGCAGGATCTTGTAGGTGACCTCTGGCGTCTCATTCGCCCCGGTGAACGTGATGTCCGGGATGATGCGTGGGATGAAGCAGAAGTTGTCTCCTTCCAGTATCTGAAGGTCCGACCCCTCAATATAGAAGTCCATCGCACCGCCATCGGCGTTGACGCCGTACTCATGGAACCACAGGTACCCGCCGCCGGCCGCAATCGGATAGCCGGTGAATTCTGGATCCCACCATGCCGTCCGCTCCAGCGTCCCGATGAACCACACGTTGTCGATGTAGTTGAAGGCGACATAGCTGTCATTCTCTTCCGAGTTGGCAGACGGGTAGAACCACCATATCTCGTTGTATCGACTGTTGGACCCGGCGAACACCTTGTATCGCTGCGTCGAGTTCATGTTGTTGAACACGTACGACTGGACAGGGCAAGGCAGGGTTCCAACGCTGCCGTCGTCAAAACGGAATGTATTGTAGTCCATCCAATAGACGGTGTTCTTGTCCTCGGCGATGGCGTTTGGGCCAATGACCGATATCCCTTCAGCCATCAAGTTGAATCCAAATACATACGGTGGGCCAGTGAAGGCCATGGAGTTTCGGCCGATATCTGTCCAGATCGGAATTTCTTGCCGAACGCGAGTCCACGCGATTATCTGAGAACCAGACGATATCCGCTGGCTGCCTGCAGTGTTAGTGGTCAAGTCCTCCCACTCCAGCAGGTCTTCCGCGTTACACCACCGAACAAGCAGCAAATCTTGCTCTGTCGACCCATTCGGATTGGCGCCGAAAGCAATCAAGTGGCGATCAATTTCCGAGACGATGATCCCAAGGCAAACGGTTGGCGCTTGGTTCGCGCCGGCAATGGAAGACAGTTCCTGCGCCCGTGTCCCAGTTCCAACCGAGGCGTCCCAAACGTAGATCGCTCCGCCGCGGTAGGCCGCGACCAAGTCTTCTCCAAAGTTGTCGATGGACCAGATGCGAATCTGCCCCGTGCTGACGCTGGAAGAACTGTCACTTCCCCACGTCCCACGCCCCCAGCTTCCTGTTCCCCAGCCGTTTCCAAGGGTTTGCGTATCCGCTCCAGTGTTGATTTGGTATGCGGCTTCCACAGCGGCTCCGCCACCACTGACTCCGGCCGTTGCTGACGTTACGCCCGTAACCTCAACCGTGTAGGTATCGGCAGACAATATTTCAATGATCTGGAACTCGGCGTTCAGCATGCCGGTCGTGTAGTTGTCGAACGCAGTGGCACCTGAGAACGTGACGAAATCGTTGAGCACTGATTCGTTTGCCACATCGATTACAGTCAGCTTTCCATTCGATGTAGACTGGGTTTGAAATGGATTAGCGCCAAGCGTTACCGTGCGTCTGATCGGAGTGATGTCGTACAGGTTTCCGCCGCTCTCAACGTACAGCTTTAGATTGGTTCCGATGGCCGTGTAATTAGTTCCGTCAAGAGTAGTCCACTGGTGGAGAGTGCGCGCTTCTCCTAAGTACGGAGTCTCAGTTTTCTTCTGCCATCCACCAATAGTCTCCGGATACCCTAAACGAAATCGAAACTTATCGGAGTCGTACCACCCTCCACTATTAGACAGGTCGGTGGTGTCCTTGGTAATGCCAGGCCGAAGTTTGAGAGACTGGAGCATTATGCCACGTCTACCCACGCCCCACCTTGATATCCCTGGATCTTCGCGGTGGTGGTATTGTAAATCATCATGCCGTTAACTGGCGTCAAAAGGTCACGCTGACTAGTGGTCATGCGAGACAAAATAAATGCACCGGTAGTTCCATTGAGTTCGAGCAACGCAGATGTCTCTGGAGCCGTCGTCCCGATGCCGACACGGGACAGGTGATCGATACACATGGCCACCGGGTTCGTATTGTTGATCCCGGCGTAGAAGTCCATGCGAGCATATCGGTTCACAGCCGAGGCGTCGGTCCAAACCGAGGAAATCTTGTTCGACTCAATAAGGCTCCCAGCCGCGTCCTGGTTCACGAAAGACAACCGCCCCCCAAGGCCGGCCGCCGCCGTTCCGGAAGACTGCCTGGTAATCGCCGCAATATCAATGACGTCGTTCGTGCCAACCGTGGATCTCGATGCTTCGAGTGTGTAGTTTGGGGTGGCATTGATGCCAACCCGAGAGTTTGTCGTGTCAACGGTCAAGATCGCGGTACCGGCCACGTTCTGAGCAGTGATACCCGTGGTGGAGTTGGAACCGGGCTTGATAGATACAGATGCGGACGCCGTGTACGTCGAGGCAATGACACTTGCCGCCTTGAGTGCCGTTGTCACCTCCCAGCTATCCAGTAGCCTGGTAACATTGGCGTTCGATCCAGTTCCATCGAGGCGCACCAGCGCCCAGTACCCGTTGGCAACCGTCACCGTAGTTCCGGCACCTCCACCCTGAGCCATGGTGACAGAGTAGCCACCCGTCACCCCGTTGTAGACGAAGTACCACTTCTCAGCATCGTTTGGGGTGACGGTTACCGTGCAGTTTGAGCCCGGAGTTCCCGTGAATAGCAAGACGCGGTTGCGGCCGTCGCTGGCCGCCCCGTCAGTAATGGCAAGGGAGTGGGTAGATCCAGTGAGAGTAACGGCCACGGCTCCGTCGAGGGAAGTGTCAATTAGCGAAAAAGAACCACTATTTGCCAGCGACCCCCATGTGCCGCTATTTTCACCAGTCGCCTGAAGTGTGATTCCGTTATTTGGAGTGTAGGTGGATGGCATGTTACGATACCGCCGGTGTGGAAATCACTGTCTCGAAAACGATGAATCCAGCGTATGCCGTCGCCGGCGGAAACACGACTGGATTGGATCCAGGCCAAATCTTGTCCTGGCCGAAGTCGATCACGGCAATTGCTGGGTTTCCAGCGGCCGTGTCATCGTAGATCAGCCCCCCGCGGGCGGTGAAAGTTGACGCCGGCCACGACGCATCCGAAAAGTCTGCAACTACTCGGTATCCGTTTGACGTGGGGAGCACGGTAACCGTAACTGTGATTATCTCTCCGCCAAGCGTATACCCCAGCGCGGTCGGCAGTTCATTCGTCGTGGTGTATACCGTTGTGCTTTGGTCAAGAGTGGCCGATGACGTGTAAAGCGCCATCCTAAACGTGTCCGAGGAGAAGTCGAACACCCCGTTCAATAGATCAGTGTAGAAAGATGTGCAGATTGCGCTGCCAGTAAAAGCCATTAGCTTGGAGCCCCCACTTTCTCAGGCACATTGCGATACTCGTCTTTGAGTTGCAAGCCTTCAGCAGACCGCTGGAGCGCTACGAGAGCCTGATTCGCCCGTTCCTCGAACATCTTCATTAAGCTGCCATCTCCGCCGGTGGCCTTCATGTAGATGTAGCCTTCCAGCAACGTGAAGTTTAGCAAGCACTCTGGAAAATTCTGCGACAGGTATGTGACTTCCTGATCGACGATGCTGTACGGCTGACCGGCGTAGGCCAATTCGTAGGCAGTCTCGGCTGCCGTTGGCGGCCCGATGAGAATGGTCGAGGCGCCGCTGTACTCCGTTGTGTAGTCGAGCGCATAGCTTTCCGGCGTCCCGGGAGTATCACCGTAGACGGTTTTCAGGAAACTCTTCTCTCGCTGGCGAAGCAGGTTCCCGCCAACGGACAGGTACAGTGGTTCAATAAAGTCTTCTGGCGGTGTAATCGTGTCGCCAGTCACGGTGTCCGTCACCGTCTTGCGTTGGTCGATAGTGCGAACCTGGTTGAAGATCCGCGCCTCTGCTTGCTGGACGAACTGCGGGATGTTCGCAACGAAGCTCGCCTCATCATTTTGGAGGTAATCCTGCGTGAGTTGTACGAGCTCCGTATACGTCACGGTCTAGCAGCCTTTCTTTTTGGTCATGCCGCCCTTTTTCATCGGCAACGGCGCGGACTTCGGTGCCTTCACTTGGCAGTTCGCCTTGGGGGTGTTGGTCGTACGGCTTTTCATGGTTATCCTCCGAATGTTACCAGTCCCATCGTCACCCTTGCGGTGAGCCCGATGACCGGGTTGTAGGCGGCAAACGATCGCATACCGACGTATTCCTGACTGTCTGGCCTCGGTTTGTAGAGTGCCTGCGGGTCCGACAGGTTCTGTCGCCCCACCTGCAATTGCGGGTTATCGACATCATAGCAGTCTGGGCAAACACGAAGCCCGTCTGGCTGCTGGTTGGTGATGTGGTCGCGCAGGTCGGTGTATCGGCACTGGAATCCGCAGATGTCGCAGATCGCGTTCGATCGCCGGCCTGATGCGTAGGTGCTCATCTGCTAAATCCCTGATAAGGCACGATCATCCAAGAAGCACGCTCAAAATCTTCGCTAGTGGCGCGCTCCCAGTCCTCGTCGTAACGGGCTTTCAACTCAGCCAACAACTGCGGATCCCTACGACGTTTCGCTCCAATATGGTAGGCCAGACCGCTGGTGAGAGCCGCGAGAAACCTGAACGGGACATCGGCCGTGAGCGCCGCGCTCGACCCTGCGTCCTGAATTCGGCGCATCCGCCAGTAGTATAAGGTGTAGGTCTGGGTTCCATCGGCCCACAACCACAGGTACAACTTTGGAGTCGCCGTGCGCTGGATCATGTATTGCGTCGGGCGCCCGGTGGAGAGCTTGTTTGGCAGCGTCTGGTAGGTGTCGAAGCTAATCCGCGTGATCGTGAGGTCGTTTTGCGAGGTGGAATTGCCAGAGTTCGTGCGAATAGAGGCGTCCATGATGTCGACGGTGTCTGCCGGAAGGTCGTACGGGGTGGTTTGATTTGCCACCAACGTCAACGTGTCTGGCTCCAGCGTCCACATGTTGATTCCGCGGTTGGCCCATTCGGAGAAGAGGTAGTTCAGGCTACGGCGCGCGGTGACCATTTCGTAGCCGGTGCGCATCTCGATGCCATTGCGCTCGTAGGCCTCCTCGACGATCTCAAGGATATTCGGATTCCACACTGCCGTCCCAGATGTCGCCATATACAAACCCCTCTCAAGATTACAATAGCTTATAGTGGCACGCCCCCGGAAAATAAAAGCACCCATCGACCCCGACGCTCGCGCCCGGCAGTCGATGGCGCAGATGGACGAGATCGCCCGCCTGATTCGGGAACGAATCGGTGCCAAAGCCTTCGAGGCGGCGGTGATGGGCCTGCCAGACGACAAGCGGCGCGAGGTGTTCGCGAAGTTGGCGCGGCTGGAAGAGATCCGGGTCCGCGACAAGTGCCGGCTGAACTTCGACGCCTTCGTGGACGAGATGTGGCCCGGTAATCTGCCCGGTGCCCACTTCGAGGTGATGACGAATCTCTTCCATCGCATCGACGCCGGTGAACCGGTTCGGTCGATCGTGTGCCTGCCACCGCGCTTCGGTAAGTCGGAGCGGTTGAGCTACCTGTTCCCGGCGTGGTGGATAGGCAAGCATCCAGAAAAACAGATCATCCAAGCGTCGAACGTGAAGTCGCTGGCGCAGACGTTTGGCGGCAAGATCCGGAACCTGATCGCGTCGGAGGACTACAAGAAGGTTTTTCCTGGGGTATTCCTCGCGGCTGACTCGTCGGCAAAGGGTGATTGGAGAACCAACAAGGGCGGAATCTACTTCTCGGTCGGCGCCGGCGGCACGGTCGTCGGACGCGGCGCGAACCTCCTGATCATCGACGATCCCCACTCGGAACAGAGCATCGTCGGCCAGGGATCGGCAAATACGATGCCGTCAAAAGAAGACTTCGAAAAAGTTTACAACTGGTTCACGTCAATCCGCGGCCGGCTTGAGCCAAACGCCGCCATCCTGATCGTCATGCAGCGATGGGCCCCTTTCGACCTCGTCGGGCGCCTAATGGACGACATGAAGCTGCGATCCAAGGGCGACCAGTGGGAGATCATAGAACTCCCCGCGCTACTGGAAAAGACTGGCGACGACGATAAGCCGGTCATCGATGCCGAGGGCCAGCCCGTCATGCAGTCTCTGTGGCCGCAGCGGTGGTCGGTCGAAGAGTTGATGAAGTTGAAGGAGACGCTTCCTGCCTGGAAATGGAACGCCCAGTACATGCAGGACCCTAAATCCGATGAGTCGGCGATCATCAAGCGTGAGTTCTGGGTCCCTTGGGGGCAACTATACACCGAAGGGAAGGATGGATTCCTGATGCCAGCAGGTATAGACCACGAAAAAGATCCACCAAAGTGTGAGTTTATTATTCAATCCTGGGACACCGCTTATACCGCAAAGACTCGGAGCGACTACTCGGCCTGCACAACATGGGGCGTTTTTCAAGAGGAGACTCGATACCAAGATAGAAAAAACACGCTAACAGTTAAAGCAAAGACAGTTTACAAAATCATCCTTCTTTCCGCGGCCCGCTGGAAATGTGAGTTTCAAGACCTCAAAAAATATGCTGTAGAGCAGTATGAAAAGTACCATCCTGACATTTGCATCATCGAGGCTAAGGCAGCCGGCTTGCCCCTGATCAGCGAAATGCGGAAGGCAGGCATTCCGGTCAGCGATTACACCCCGACTTCCCGCAGTGGCGATAAAATTGCTCGCGTTAATGCGATATCGGACCTATTTGCCAGTAAATTCGTCTATATCCCAATGAAAAGGCCCTGGGCAGAAGACGTGATGGAGGAGTTCGCCCTATTCCCGAACGGCGAGCATGATGACTACGTCGATTCGGCGACTCAGGCGCTCCTCCGCTTCCGGATGGGCGGGTTCGCGTCCACAATGATCGACGAGGATGAGGAAGAATCTGAGCCGGTTGCGCGCAAATATTATTGAGAGCCAGCGCAGAATAAGTTTTCGTTATATGCTGAATTCATGAGTACCCCTCAAGACGCTCCGAAAAAGAACATCTTCGCCGATATCCTGTCCGCGCCGTCCGTCGATGCGCTGGAAAAATACGCCAATCTGTTCACGTCGATCACCCCAAACGAACTCGCGAGCATCGACCAGGGAAAGGCGTTCATCCTCTACGTTGACAAGTTGATCGCCGGCCAGTTTGCTCCGCCGTCGCCCAGCCTCATCGCCATTCCGAGCGGGATGCAGACGGTCGCGGCTCACGGCGTACCGGTGGCCGAACTGTTGGCAGACGGCTTCCCGACCGACAAGAAGATCCACCTCTTCATGTACTTTGAAGGGCCGAAGGTGGAGGGAGATGGCCAGTACGAGGGCGACGACAAGTGCATCAACGTCGCGCTGGCTGTCCGCAAGTATTTCGGCATCCCGGGTATCGCCGGCAATCCGGACGGCCTGTTGCTCGACATCAAGGGATAAATGCCAGATCGCTACCAAGACCCAATAGATCCGTTTGAAGGCATCGGCGACGAAACCGTCGAACTTGGCGATATGCCAATCATGAACGTGGAGGTGACGCCGGAAGGCGTCATCACCACGCTCGAAGACGGATCTATTGAGATTGGTGTTGTTGAAAGCCCAGATGCTCCAGTTGAGGAGCATGACTCTAACCTGGCCGAGTTCATCGATCCGTCTCAGTTGAACCTGATCGGCAGCGAATTGCTGCAGGACATTCAATCGGACATCCAGTCCCGCAAACCGTGGGAAGACATCATCGAAGATCGACTGAAACTGCTCGGTGTCGAGCGAGAGGTAGTCAACGAGCCGTGGCCGAACGCCTGTGACCTGCAGCATACCCTCATCGCCGAGGCGGCTATCCGGTTCCAGTCCAACGCCATCATGGAGATCTTTCCGGCCGAGGGCCCGGTCAAGACGTGCATCGTCGGCGAGATCACCAAGGAAAAGCAGGAGCAGTCCGATCGCGAGAAGGGGTACCTGAACTACCTCCTCACGGAAAAGATCGAGGACTACCGCTCGGAAACCGAGAAATTACTGTTCGGGCTGGCGATCTTCGGATCGGCGTACCGCAAAGTTTACGAAGACCCGATCCTAAAGCAGCCGACTGCGCGCTACGTCACGGCCCAGGATTTCATCCTGCCGTACGGCGCCACGAGTCTGTCGACGGCGCAGCGCTACACCGAGCGCATCCGGATCTCGAAGAACGAACTCCGCAAGTTGCAGGCCGCCGGCGTCTACCGTGACGTTCGCGTTGACGACACCCCGATGATCAACAACGATCTTCAGGAAGAAGTCGACAAGCTGTCCCAGCAGGATGAGCCAGTCATTGATCGTGATGACGTCATGCTGTACGAGTCGCATTGCGTCATGGACCTGCTCGGCCACGAGAGTGAAGATGGTGTCGGCCTACCCTATGTCGTCACGATCGACGAATCAGGAACCGTGCTGGCTATCCGCCGGAACTGGATCGAAGGCGATACCAACAAAAAGAAACTCCTCCACTACGCCGCCTACGACTTCATTCCTGGATTCGGCCCGTACGGGTTTGGCCTGCTCCACCTCGTCGGCGGATCGGCCTACGCCGCCACCTCCATCCAGCGCCAACTGATCAACGCCGGCATCCTCGCGAACTTGCCTGGCGGGTTCATCTCCAACGGACTACGAGTCAAGGGAGACGACTCACCGCACCGCCCAGGTGAATGGAAAAAGGTCAGCGTCTCTCAGGGCAAACTCTCCGACTCATTCTTCGCGTTCCCATACAAGGAGCCGTCCGCGGTCCTACTGCAACTCCTTGGAATCATCGTGGAGGACGGACGCCGCCTCGCCTCGATCGCCGACGCCGAGATTGGCGATGTGAGCTCGCAGGCGCCGGTGGGAACCACGCTCCTCGCCATGGAAAAAGCGATGAAGGTGATGAGCGCCATTCAGGCTCGTTGCCACGCTTCCATGCGCGTGGAGTTCCGGATCCTGGTTCGCGTCATCAAGGGTTCTCTGGTCGCGGACTACCCGTATGACGCCGGCGGCCAGAGCCGGAGATTACTGGCGTCTGACTTCGATGGCCGCATTGACGTCATCCCGGTCAGCGACCCGAACGCAGCGACGATGAGTCAGCGTCTGGTGCAATACCAGATGGCCGTCCAGCTTTCACAGCAGGCGCCTCAGATTTACGACCTGCCCGTGTTGCATCGGCAAGTACTGACAGTCGCCGGCGTCAAGGACGTCAACTCCATCATTCCGGACAAGTCCAACGTGAAGCCGATGGACCCAGTGGCGACAATCATGGCGATCACCACAGGGAAGCCGGTCAAGGCATTCCCGTGGCAGGACCACAAGGCGTACATCCAGGTCATCGATTCTTGGATGCAAGACCCGCAGACTGCGGCGGCGCTTGGCCAGAACCCACAGGCGTCGGCGATCTTTGCCGCGGCGCAGGCGGCCAAAGCCGAACACTTCGCTTACCAGTGGCGGAATGATATCGAGCAGGAGTTGGGCGTACCGCTTCCCGGGTTGGATCAGGAGATCCCTGAAGACGTCCAGACTCATCTTTCTGTCTCCGTCGCGGAGGCCGCGCGCCGGCTGCTCGCCAAAGACCAGCAGCAGGCCGCACAACAGAAGGCCCAGCAGCAGGCGCAGGACCCGGTATTCCAGATGCAGATGGAAGAGGTTCGCCAGGGCGCCGCAGAGATCGAGCGAAAGAAGATGGCCGACCAGAGCAAGGCGCAATTGGAACTCATGCGCCTACAGGAAACGACGAAGACCGAGCGGGAGCGTATCGCTTCGGCCGAGCGCATGGCCGCCGAGGCCGCTCTTGACCGAGGCACCCAGTTCCTGGCGGAAGCGAAACTCAACAAGCCGAAGGACGAAGCTGAAATCCAGAAGATGAAGGCCCAAGTGGCCGAGATCCTGGCTCGCATTGAGCAGATGGAGAATGAGCCTGATGAACCCAGCCGACTACCCTATTGAGAAGAACGTCCCACTGCCGCCTCCTCCAGTGGAAGTGCGGATGGCTGTATGGGATCAGGTAGTTAAGACAATGGCCGTTGGCGACTCGTTTCTGACCAAGCAAGACGAGGACTACCGTGAGCCACTAAAGGCCATGGAAAAATGTGGATTCAAGGGCGACGTCAGAGCATCCGGGAAACGGTTCCGAGTTTGGAGAACAGCGTGAGTATCGCCCAGAAGTACCTCAAGGCACTGCGCGAGAGCATCGACGATAAAGTCGACTTCGTTGGAACCGGGCAATGCACGAGTTTTGAGCAGTACACCAGGTGCTGCGGTGAGATCTTTGGCCTGCGGATGGCTGAGCAAGTCTTCCTTGAGCAGTTAAAGGCTCAGGATGAAATCGATGGGACGCAAGATTCCGTCGCATAGGAGCGTGAATGATTATCCAACCAGAAGTGGTTGCTACTGACCCGATCCTGCCCACCCCGGCAGGGTTCTTTCTATTGATCCGCATGGCCGAAGTGCCAACTTCAAAGAACGGGATGCACTTCCCTGAGTCAACCGTCGCAGAGGAAAAACTTGCCAACCCAGTTGGCACCATCCTCGCCATGGGTCCAGAGGCCTACAGTGACCCAAACAAGTTCCCGACCGGTTCCCGGTGCAAGGTCGGCGACACCGTGTTCATCGGCTCCTACGTGGGGAGCAAGTTGAAGGTGGGCGGATCCGAAGACGACTACCGGTTCATCTTCGACGATGACGTGAAGGGCATCGTGCCTGATGGCGTTGTAGTTCGGAGGTACCTGTAATGCCGGAGGAACTGGAAGCGATTGAAGTACAAGAAGAAACCGGCGGAGAAGCGGAAGAAGTAGAGATCATTGATGACGCTCCGGATGGCGAAAAACAACACCCCGCCAAGCTGACTCCTGAAGAGGAGCCCAGCGCCAATATCCGCAAGTCCATCAACCGCCTAACGCGCCAGCGGTCCGAAGCCATCCGCGCCTTGGGCGAGACGCAGCGTGAGAAGAACGAAGCCATTGAGTTTGCCAAGCGCGCTCACGCCCAGTTGAAGTTTGAACAGGCCGAGCGACTTAAAGCGCAGACCGCCTGGCAGCGAGAAGCCGCAGCCCGCCGTGAAGCCGAGATCCGCACCAACAAGGGCGAGTTCGTCACGGCACGGGAACTGAACGACGCCGCGAAGGAAGCCGACGTCAACGCCGCCATCGCCAAGCTGACGTCCGAGAAAAGCGAGATCGAGCGGTGGGCCCCCACTGCGCAGCCGATCCCGGAAGTCCCGGACTTCACGACTAACTACAATGCCGGCGCCGTCGCCGAGCCCAACGCTGAAACGATGGAGTGGGCGGAATCGAATGAGTGGTTCGCCACCGAAGAACATGCCGACATGCGCGCATTCGCCGTCGCCATGGAAGGTTCTCTTGCCCAGCGTGGTTTCCAGCCGGGCACGAAAAAATGTTACGATGCTCTTGACGCGGAACTCCGCAAGGCGTTCCCGGACAGATTTTCCGACGCGGCACAATCCAGCGGCCAGCCGCCCGCTGCTCCAGCCCGCAGGGCTGCATCGCCGGTACTCGGCGCCACGCGCACCAACGGTACGCGCCCCTCGAACGGAAAGATGACTTTGACTGCGTCCCAGGTCTCTGTCGCAAAGGCGTTAGGCATCTCTCCAGTTGCCTACTGGAAACAACTTCAATCGGAGAAGAACAATGGCTAACGTGAATATGCGCGCACCTCGGATCACAGAATCTCGCGAGACTCAAACTCGCGGCTACGTCTATCAACCCCCCTCTACGCTGCCGACTCCCATTGAGAGCCCAGACTGGGTCTACCGATGGCTGTCCGAGAGCATAGTTGGGCTCCCTGACCCAAACCTGCGAAACCGCCTAGAAGATGAGTGGCAGATTGTTCCCTACGAAGAACGTGACCGGGTGTTATCAAACCCTGGATCCGTCAAATCGTTGGCCGACAACAAGACTGGCAAGATCACCATCGGCGGCCTCGTACTGGCCCGCATGCCTCGCGAACGCGCCGAGGCTCGCGCTGCCTACTACGACCAGCAGGTGAAGAATCAGGTGACTGGGGTAAAAGAAAAAAACAGCGCCCAGTTCGACAACGAGTCGACCAAGCTGGATCAGGACATTCGCACCACCACGAGTCACGCGCGTCCTACCCAGTTCGGCTGAAATCGCTGCCCACAGGGCTAACAAAAAGAGGAATCTACTATGCCAAGCACAGCAGCTCCGTACGGGCTCATCCCGATGGACATGGCCGGTGGTACGCCAAAGGGTGTGGCCAACGGCTACATTCTGACGACCAACACCGCCACTGCGTTTTTCGAGGGTGACGTCGTTAACATGGGCGCCGGCGTCCTGACTCCGGTGGCCGCGACCCCGACCACGACTCGCAACGGCAACACCCCTTGGGGTATCTTCGCCGGTTGCTCCTATTACACTGGCCCCAGCGGTCAGGGTTTCGTCAACAGCAACACATTCCCGGCCGCCGGCTACACCGCGTACTCGTCCTATGGACCCATCACGCTCTACATCTACGATGACCCGTACATGGAGATGAAGGTGCAGTCCTCGGCGACCGTGGCCGCCACCGCGCTCGGCAAGAAAGCCGCCCTCGGCAACTTCGGCGGCAGCACCACGACCGGCAAGAGCACCGTCTACCTCGACGCCTCCACCATCAACACCACCAACACGCTGGCTGTCACGATCAAGCGCTTCTCGCCTGATTCTGTCTCCGGCACCGGGACGCCGGCCGCGACTTACGTGGATTTGATCGTCGTGTGGAACCAGAACGTCCACGCGCTGACCAACATCCTGGGGGTATAAGGAGACACCATGGCAGTCATTACACGCGCACAAATTCAACGCGAACTGGTACCAGGGCTGAAAGTCGTCTGGGGCCAGGAACTCAAGCGTTACCCTGACATGTGGCCGGAGATTTTCGAAACCGAATCCTCCGATCGGTCCTTCGAAGAGGACTTGAACGTCGTCGGCCTCGGGCCGGCCAACGTCAAGACCGAAGGTTCGGCCGTCACCTACGACACGTCGAGCGAGTTCTACATCTCGCGCTACGTCCACCAGACGGTGGCCCTGGCGTTCTCCATCACCGAAGAGGCGATGGAAGACAACCTGTACATGAAGACGGCGAAGCAGAACACCAAGTCCCTCGCCTACAGCTTCAAGTACACCAAGGAAGTCACCGGAGCCGCCATCCTCAACAACGGCTTCACGTCCGGCTACAACGGCGGTGACGGCGTTCCGCTGTTCTCCACCAGCCACCCCCTCGTCAACGGCTCGACGATCTCCAACCGGCCCACCACCGGCGTCGACCTCAACGAGACGGCCATCGAAGCCATGCGCATCCAGATGGCTCGCTGGACCGATTCCCGCGGCATGCTGGTCAACTACCAGCCCGAGAAATTGGTCATTCCTCCGGACTACATGTTCACGGCCACCCGGCTGATGAGCACCGTACTCCGTGTTGGAACCTCCGACAACGACATCAATGCGTTGAAGGAAATGGGCATCTTCTCGAAGGGCTTCACCATGAATCCCTTCCTGCTCGACACCAACGCCTGGTACGTCAAGACCAACGCGCCCAACGGCCTGAAGCATTTCAACCGCGTCTCGCTGTCGTTCGACAAGGACGGCGACTTCGACACGGGCAACATGAAGTTCAAGGGCCGCGAGCGCTATTCGTTCGGGTGGTCAAACCCGCTTGGGATGTGGGGCAGCCCCGGCAGTTCGTAGAAACAGACAGCCTGAAGTCATAAGGGGCGGGCAACCGCCCCTTTGTTTCAACCAACTCTAGCCCTCGTTCAGACTGCGAAGCAGACGTTCCGGGAGACGGAACGAGGCATTCCCCCGGAAGGAAAATATCATGGGACAATCCACTTGGTCGGGGCCGCTACGGGCGGGCACCATTAAAGAAAACGCCGGCGCCAATCTCGGCAACGTCGTCCTATCGCAGACCGGGACGTATACCCAGAACTCGACGACTGCAGTGAATGTGACGTTCTACCTGCCGCCGAACTCGCAGATTCTCACTTTTCTGATCGACAGCCTGGTGGCGTACAACTCGGCGGTGAGCGCGACGTTGACGGCAGGTACGGCTGCGGCCGGCACGACGTACGTGAGCGGGGTGGACATGAAGGCCTCGGCTGGGCGGCTGGCACCGACGTATACGGCGGCGCAGTTGACGGCGATGGCGAACATCACAACGAACACGACGGTGGTTGTGACGATCACGGTGTCTGGCGCTACGACGGCTGGGAACGGCCGGGTCACGATCAACTACGTTCAGAAATAGGAGCCACCATGGCAAGACCAATGACGCTGAATACAAGCGGTGCGTCCGTGTCTGGGCTCGCTGTCTTGTGCGGTTATGTCAGCCCGTTCTCCGTGACGATCAATACGGTCGTCACGGGGACGGTGGTGTATACCCTGCAGTACACGAACGACAATGTCCAGGCGGCTGCGTACACCCCGGCCGGCGGGAACTGGAAGGACCATCCTATGATGACCGGTGCGACGACCAGCAATATGGTGGTGATCGAGTCGCCAGTCACCGCGGTGCGCTTGAACCAGGCATCTGGCGCCGGGTCCGTGGCGGCGATCGTACAGCAGGCGGGACTATGAGAATACTGTTTCTATTGCTTTTGGCAATCCCGGCGTGGGGGCAATTCGGCGCAGCCACGCAGGTGGTGAATGGGAATGGGGCGCCGAACGTCGCGTACTGTACCAGCGCCAACAATGTCGGCATGGTGTACGCGCGGAAGGATGGCGCTGGGGCGAATACGACGTTTTACGTCTGCTCGAATACTGCCGTTTCGACGTATGCGTGGGAGTTGCTTGGGTCTGGGGGCGGAGGGGGAGATGTGTCGGGAGGTTCCACGCTGACTTCGGCTGGCCCTATACCGTTCGTCACGGCACTTGGAACTATTGGCCCTAGTGGGGCGTCTTACAGCACGTCAAATATATCAGGCGGGAACGCGATCAAGCTCGTTACGGGCGACTCGCAGTCACTACTGTACAGCTACGATTCAGGAGGTGGCGTGCTGGAATCCGGCTTTATTGCATCCGACACAGCGGAGGCGGTCGGCAAGTTTTTCTCGATCTATGGATCTGGCTTTAGATACGGTGGCTTTGATTTCACGCCGATATTCTCTGTTAAAGATGACGGGACGATGACGCTATACAACGAAACGGCCGTGACCGGCGTCTCGAAATCCGTTGTCCGCGCAGGCGCAGGCCAGAGCACCACCAACCTGCACGAGTGGCAGGACGCTTCCGGCGCGACGATGGCCGCAATCACGAGTGGTGGAGGCTTAAACTTGACTGGCAGCGTTGCAGGTAACGTCGAATACGGCCAGGGCACCGCCCCGTCCGTTGGCACTAACTCGATCAAGATGTACGCAGGCACCTCAGTCACCGCCTATAAAATGCGATTCCCGTCCGCCGCTGCCACGGGCGTTCTGTATGGCACCAACACCGCTGGCGATGTCGTGCAGTCCTTCGTCGATCGGCTCCCTGCTGCGGCTGTCCCTACTCGTTCTTATGGCGTGGCGGTCGGCGATCCGGCTGGCTCAGCGCTGGCTACTGGAGTCCTTGGCTATGTCGTCGCCCCTGCCGCCTGCACGATCA